TGATTGTCTCCATTCTTTCATACAGTTGATCGAGATTGAGGTCGTCAATTTTTCCGTGTCTAATAATCTTTTGATCAATATAATAACCACCCACTTTTCCTCTGGCTATTTCAGTAGTAGCTGCAGCCGCTAGATTCCTACTGTCCTTTTTACTTTGGTCTCTAATTTTACCAAGCTCTTCCAGATGTCCCTCGTAGCTTATGCCATATTTGTGCCTTACTTCATCTCTTAGATTGCTGATGACAGCACATACAAGAGGGTATTTATTTGGATTCGTTAAGTCAGACCCTGCCACCGAGCACCAGTTCCCGTTATCAGAGTATCCAGCCCGTTTGGCTGCCTCTGTTTTAGTAATGGGATTACCCTCATATCCATATACTATAAGATGAGCAAATTTCATTTGCTGAGGTGTTAGTTGCTTTGGTGGTCCTTTCATAATTTGCCATTCTATACAAAATATTCTATAAGTTCAACAGAATGATTAGAGGAAAAGATTTCAGACAGACGCTGGATAAGTTTCTTATATCTCCAGCATCTCAATCAGCCAGAGTTCAAGTTGAGCTTCCAAACGGAGAATTGATGGATATTTTAGAAATTAGCTTGCTAGAGAATACATTATTAGGTAGTAAAGAGACTCACAGATTAGTTTTTAAATGTGGAAAATCAACAAGTCCCATGGGTAAAATCATTGGAAAATTATAATTTCGATTAGGGCAGTAAGATGGCGCTGAGAGAAAGACAACTTTGGAAGAAATTAAAAAATGCGACTCCGTCAATTTCGTGGACAAGGCTTGAAAATTGGGCTTTATTCGGCACTCCTGATCTGTTGGGGTACTCTTCTTCTGGCAACTTTTTCACTGTTGAATTAAAGTCGACCACCCTAAAAAACCCTAATTTTGTGCGCTGTTCCCCGCACCAAATATCTTTCCACATGAAGCATAAAAAAAATACTTTTGTCCTGGTTGCTTGCGCCCTGGATCAGCTTGTGCGCTTGTACCCTGGCTCCCGGATCCTTGAGCTTGTAGACTCGGGCTTGAAGCTTGAACCCTTAGCTTGTGGTCTCACTTCCTGTTCCAAGTTCCTAGAAAAAATTTAGTGAATTCCATATGATATATTTTTAATATTTGAGCTCCAACAGTTCCTGCAATCTTGACACCTGCCGCCCTGATTAGGGGCCGGGCACGTGGCGCCGCTGGTAACTACAGTTGAAGTATTGTCCCAGGTCCCTGCTGCGGGCTGGTCTACCATTGTCATCGATAATCTAACAATTAAATTTTTTGGACAATTTTTTAAATGGGGCTTGACCCAGGCTTCCCGGGTCGGCATCCAGTGCTGCATGCCAGGCGTTAACCTGCAGACCTCAAAAATTTTATTTAAGTGATCCAGGTCCTGGACGTCGCCGGCGTCATGCCATCTAAAAACTTTTAATTTACTTACACGCTCTGAGTTGATCACCGTCGCCATAGCTTCCACCCATTGCGGATCCTGCAGCGCGGCCAGTCTTTTATATTGCGATTCCCGTATAGCGGGAAATCTTGTGTAATTTCCTTTCATGGCGTAACAGCCAAAACACACTGAGCCCGGAACCTTCACCAGCTTGGACCCTGTCTTGCATTCCCATGCCGGGAGCCCGTACGCGTAACCGGGCATTTTATCCGGGTTACTTAATGATATAATTATTTTGTTTGCTTCTTTTATTAACATAAATCCTAGAATATCCTAGAGCTTGCAGCCTGTCAAGCTTGGGAGCTTGCAGGCTTGAGCCCTTATTTTTATTGTGGTTGTCCCTTCACCTGTTGCCAGTCGCCATCTCTGCGCACTTCAGTCACCTGATGAGCATAGACGGATCCTGCTTCGTCAAAAAATCCGATCTCTGATCCTTTACTCTGGATCAGGAGGGTACGCTTCAGTCCGCGGCCCTGCTTCGGAGACTCCAACAGCTTGCCAGTCACCGGGGTGCCCAGCTGTGTGGTTCTTACTTCGTCTTTTTTCTTTAGATCTTTATATTCAATCATAATTATCCTTTTGTTAATCCCATTATATCCCAGAGCCCCGGACCTGTCAACCCTGCTGCTTGGAACCTGATTCTTTAATGGGCGGGCCCACCCGCTTGGGAGCTTGTGGACTGTACCCATTTTTTTTCGCCCAGGCGTCATGGATTTTTTTTACAAGTTTTTTATTTTTTGGCTTTTGTTTAAACTGGCCCCTGTTGGGGCCAGTCTTCCAGGCTATAGTTTTAAACATTAATTAGTTTTCTTTGGCATGCCTTGGGTGAAACTTTGGACTGAAATTTTATCTTCTCCAAAATTTTTAGTAAGCATTTTAGTTAACCCAGAAATCATTTTGACTTCTGCATGCTTCTCGTGTTTTCCGTTGTGTTTCATATATTCTTTGTTCAATGCTAATGGCTCGAACTTGGAATAATACCAACAGCCGCAGCTATCGTAAGGATTTTTTAAGTCTTTTCCTTCAACATATTCTCCGGTCGATACATGCCAGCGATTATCTTTAAATATATAAATATATTCTATATGACCATCACCGCGCATAGAGTGCATGTACATCCACTCATCTCGATAGGTTTTGGCTGGGTCTTCTTTGCGTTCCCAGTCTCGACCATAAAAGCTGCACTCATCTAGAGTGTCGCCTAAATAGCTGGCGTCACCATGATTAAATAATAGTTCTGCAACTTCACGCTTGTTATAATGGTCCATAAGAATTGAACCAATTCCATATGGATAGCCGTCCGAGTGAACATATATAACTTTTACTTTTTTAGTCTTTGGGTCTTCTATTGCTATGTTGCTTCTAGTACTCATATTTTATTCCTTTTGTTAATCCCAGTATATCCCAGAACCCTGAGGCTGTCAATCTTATTATTGCTGTAATATTCTGTAACATAATGTTACTTTACTTCTCCCATAAAATCCTATATACTTGGCCGGTGGTTGGGGATGGCGGCTAATATATATCGGGTGGGCCCACC